AAATAGCAAAAGGAGCTATTGAAGCTGTTGCAGATAAACTTGCGGAACAAGTAACTTTAAATATTACAGATTTTATATTCGGAAAAGATCCAAAACTAGTTGCTCAAGAAGAAAATACTGCAGCTATCAAAGAAAATACTGCGGCTTTAACAGGATCTTTAACAACAGGTTCTTCTAATATGCAGAGTAATTTAAATGCTACAAATGCTTTACTTAAAGGTAAAGAGGGTGCTTCTAATAAAAAAGGATTTTTTGATACTTTATTTAGTGGAGCAGGTGTTGACAGAAGGGGTACAGGAACAGAAATATCTGATTTTAGACCTTCAACAGGAAACGAAGTAGATACAGGGCAAAATATAGAAGAAGTTTTAGTTTTAGGAGGAAATGGCGGTTTAAAAGGAATATTTGACGGCTTTATAGGAAATGTAGAAGCTATTTTTCATGGAGAGCAAGGATTTCTAAAAGGCTTAGGAAATATATTTAAAGACGGCTTATCTGGTTTTGGAAGTTTATTTAAAGATTTAGGAGGTTTTTTCAAAGGAATGTTTGGTGGAAGCAGTGAAGGCGGCGGAGGCTTTATATCGACTGTACTCGGTGCTTTCGGACTTGGAGCACGAAGTGGAGGAGTATTCTCGGGAGGAAGAAAAATGCAAGGGTATGCTTCCGGAGGAATAGCCAGGGGCTCCACTTCAGGCTATCCCGCAATACTGCATGGTACCGAAGCAGTTGTGCCTCTTCCTCACGGAGGAAAAATTCCTGTAGAAATGAAAGAAGGAGGAGCTACAAATAATAATATTGTTGTAAATGTTTCTACAGATGGAACAACTTCTACACAAGGTAGTACAGGTCCTGATATGGATAAGATGGGTGGAGCAATTGCAGCAGCAGTACAAGCAGAGCTACAAAATCAGAAAAGATCAGGTGGAATACTAAATCCATATGGAGCAGCATAATGTCAATAGGAATAAAACAAACAGATAGTACATTGGTAGCTACACCTGATAAAGCGATGACTAAAAATAGTCAACCAAAAATTCTTACTGCTACTTTTGGAGATGGTTATGAACAAAGAGTCGCAGACGGTATTAATACTTTAAATGAAACTTATGACTTAAGTTTCAAAACCAGAACAAAAAATGATATAGATGATATAGTTCTATTCTTAGACACACAAAAAGGTGTCTCTAAGTTTATTCTTACTTTACCAGACAGTAACAATACTACACGTACCGGAGAAAGGGACGTTAAAGTAGTATCAACAGATTACTCCGTAAATTACGAGTATGATAATTTTTATACCTTATCACTAACATTGAAGAGAGTTTTTGAAGCATGAGCAATGTAATAGCAACAGATCTACAAGGTTCAGAAGTAACCTCCGGATTAATAGATTTATTTCATATAAATTTACCAAATGGTACAGTTATATATTTTCATCCCGGCCTAGACGATGATTTGACAGATGTAAGATTTCGAGATAAGATAGCACCTACAAATCCTGTAACTGCAGGAAATTTTATAATAGGTAATAGTTATACTATAGTATCGGGAACTGGATTTACTTCAATTGGGGCAACAAATAATAATGCAGGAACAGTATTTATAGCTACAGGTATTGGTAGTGGCTCCGGTACTGCAACTCAAAACGATTATAGCATACGTACTTATGAACCAATGCCTATGATGATGGATGGCTTGGATTTACAAGCAGACGGGGCCCCTACTCGACCTTCCATAACTATTGCGAATGTAGGAACTCTTTTAAGCACTCATCTTGGAGGTTTTAATCATGATGATTTAATTGGTGAAAGAGTTATTCGCAGACAAACTTTAAAAAAATATTTATATGGTGAAAGTGGAGATTCAAGTCCTCCAGTAGAGTTCCCAACACAAGAATATATAATTGATAGAATAGCTGGAGAAGATGGTATATCCATAACTTACGAACTTGCGGCACCCTTTGACTTAGAAAACATACAACTACCTCGAAGAGTAGTTGTAGGTAAGTTCTGTAGTTGGAAGTTTCAAGGACATGATACAGGTGTTGGAGGAGGTTGTACTTGGAAAAAAGATAGTTCTTATAAATACAGAGGAGTAGACGGAAATATTTATTCACATACTGCATACTTTAATGTAGACGATTCTCCTTTAATATTAGCAGAAACTATTTCAGGGACTTATAATGCTAGCACTGCATATACAGAAGTTGATTATATCACTCATAATAGTAAATTTTGGGTTTGTATTCTTCCAAGTACAGGAAACGAACCCTCTTCTACTTCTCCTTTTTGGAAAGAAGTTTTTAAATGGACAGAGCATGCAACCTCAGGAACAAACTACACAGTAGGAAATTTAGTACGATACAATAGTGAAACAATTTGGAAATGTTTAAGAAATCATAGTTCTCCCTCTCCCGTTCCTGAAGAAGGAAAAGGGTTTTGGACTAGAGAAGACTTATGTGGAAAAATACTAAACTCTTGTAAAATTAGATATGGAGCTGTGCCTACAGGCACCACAGGTGCAAACCAGAAGCCTAGAGGACGTACAAACTCAGCTGCTAGGCTACCTTTTGGATCTTTCCCCGGAACATTAAAGTATTAATATGGATCAAGTAGAGCAAATAGAAGAACATTTTAAAGAGTGGTATCCAAAAGAAGGTTGCGGAGTACTAGTAGCTATAAAAGGTAAAAAAGAGTGGATAGCCTGTGATAATGTTGCTGAAGATGGAGACGATTTTGTAATAGACTCTAAGCAGTATATAGCAGCATCTCGAAAAGGTGATATAGTAGGAATTGTACACAGTCATCCAGATTGTAGTAATGAACCAAGTGGAAATGACATTAAATATTGTAATACTCTTGGAATTCCATATTATATATTTAGCTATCCTGAAATGGAATTAAATATATTACAACCAGAAAGAAGTAATAAAATTTTAAAAGGTAGAGAGTATGAGTTTGGTGTAAATGATTGTTTCGAAGCAATGAGAGATTATTTAGCATTACAGAATATAAAAATTCCTTCTAGAGCGGCTTTTGAAGACGACTGGTGGGAAAAAGGTTTAGATTATTTCACAGATGAAATAATAAAAGATTATGGGTATACTAGAGTAGAGGGTAATATGCAGGCAAATGATGTTATTATTTTTACAATAAATGCTTCAGTAGGAAATCATTGTGGAGTGTACCTAGGAGATGATGTGTTTTTTCATCATGCAGAAAATAGAATATCCTGTAGGGAAAATTTATATCCTTTTTGGAAACAGCATATAAGTGGAGTTTATCGTTATGCAACGTAATGTATATTTACAAGGAGAACTAGCGGAAAAATTTGGAGAAAAATTTGTGGTTCAAGCAGATAGTTACTCTGACGTATTTAAGTGTATTCAAGCAAATAGACCTAATTTTTTACCTTATGTTCGTAGGTGCCATGAAGAAGATATTAATTTTATTGTAGATACAGAAGAAGGTAGTATTGATCAAGATGATTTAATTCGTCCGGTCGCAAAAGGAGACATAACTATAGCTTTAGCTCCCGCAGGCTCAAAAAGTGGTATTGGAAAAATATTAGCAGCAATAGCAATAGTAGTCGTAATGATTTATGCTCCTCAAATGTTCGGAACTGTCACTACAACAACAGGAACCGGTGCAGGAGCTGTTACAACAACTACAGCAGCAAGTAGTTGGGCAGCAGCAACAGGTTTGTCAGGTTTAGGTAAAGCAACAGCAATGATGGCAGCAAACTTAGCTCTCACAGGTATTCAACAAATAATGGCACCAGATCCCGCAGTTGATAGAGATTCTCCAACTGATTATCTTTTTACTGGAGGGGCTCAAAATTCTACTGAAGGAGATCCTATTCCTTTACTTTACGGAGAATTAAGAGTACCAGGAAGAGCCATATCAATAGAAGTAATGCAAGGAAGAGGGAGCAGCAGTGACTACTTTACAGATAATGTATACGTAGACTCAAACGGAAACCTAGTAACAACAGCAGTAGCAACAGTGGAGAATTAAAATGCCAGATAAACCAGCAGGAGCAAATGCAGTAACACAATACTCATCAGGAGATAGACAAGTTATTGCAATTACAGATCTTATTTCAGAAGGACCCATTTACGGACTTGTAGATGCACAAGCTTCTGTTTTTTTAAATGATGACAGAGCCGCACCTTTGTCACAAGCTGCAAAATATTCAAGCCAAACAGCAGCTAAAATTAATGTAACTCAAAATTCTACTACTGCTACTATTTCAAATGGGGGAGTAAACCCTATTATCGAAGCAACCAACGGAGATAAATATATAACAGTAAGGGGCGCTAGTTCTATATATGTAACTGCTTCTAATGGCTCTACAAGCGATGCAAACGGTAACACTACAGCTACATTAACAACTAAAGATAGTGCGTCTTTCTTTGATGATACAATGTTATCTAGTCCTTCGGATACGCCAGAAAGTATAGTTCCTATACGACTTGGAAATTTAACTACTGCTGATGGCTTAACAGACTCCGGCCTAGGAGAAGGTCATCTTATAAGCAGAAGCAGTACAAGTGTTGCAGAGTTTATGCCAGGTGCAGGAATGCCTGCAGGTTTATGGATACCTGACGGTACGTACTTTATGTCCGTGGATAGAGTAGTAAAAATAGCAAGTATATCAGGTACAACAATTACTTTAGCAACTGCATGGCCTCATCCTACTTTAGGAGGCACTATATCATATCATTTTGATGTTTCTGGTGCCATTGTTTCAAATGCAGATGTAATGAGTCAAACCGAAGTTAAAAAATATAAAAGTGTTACAAGTCAATTTCGTGTCGGAACTCTAGACCAGGCCCCTTTTGAGGGTTCAGGAGGAGTAGGTTCAACGTCTATTTCCAACTCTCCCAGCGCAGGAGGCACTTTAGAGCAAAGTTCCGGATACGGAGAAGGAACACAAGCAGCTAAAGTCTTGGTAGGAAGTGCTTCTGCAGGTTTTAATTTAAGCTCTGCTCAATTACAAGAAGTTGATGAAATACTATTAACTTTTGCTTATGGAGGCGGTTTACATGCTGTAAGCGGAAAAGGAAATGTTAAACTTAGTTATGCTCAGTACGCAATAGATATTGCTATAAAAAAAGTGGGCGCGGCAGACTTTGATAACTATATTAGTATAAATAATCCTTTAACACATGGAGGAGAGCATAAAAATGCTGTAAGTTTTACAAAAAGAATAGACTTAACTTCTTACAGACCTTTTTCAGATTTTAGAGTAAAAGTTTCCAGGATAAGTAATCATACTGGTCCGGGATACAAATATCCGGGAGAAACATATCATGACTGGCAAAATAATACTGCTAGTTCTTTGAGTAATGTCACCTCTATAATTAAAGAAGTATTAACACACCCCTTTACATCTTTAGCCCGCACTACTTTTGATACTAAACAGTTTCAAAGTATACCTACACGATCTTTTCATGCTAGAGGTTTAAAAGTAAAAGTACCCTCAAATTATGTTACCCGAGAGCAATCAGCAGATGGAATAGCAAATTATAAACGTAATATTTCTAGTGGCGCTATAGAGTCTATTTATCAAGACTGGGATGGTGGATTTTTAAGAGATAAAGTATATACAAATAATCCTGCTTGGGTGTTTTATGATATTCTTACAAATGATCGATATGGTCTAGGAGACTTTTTAAAAGAAAATGACATAGATAAATATACTTTATATAGAATTGCTAGATATTGTGACGAAATGGTACCCGATGGAAAAGGAGGAGAGGAGCCTAGATTTGCTTGTAATATCTATTTAACAAAACAAGCAGACGCTTATAAAGTAATTAAAGATATATCTACAATATTTAGAGCTATGGTGTACTACTTAGACGGAAAAGTAGTACCTGTAATAGATGCTCCTAGTGGTCCTGTCTATAACTTTGCTAAAGGCAATGTAATAGATGGAAAATTTACTTATGAAGGTACAGGTACAAAAACAAGAATAAATCAAGTAATCGTAGACTGGGTCAATCCTGATGCAAACTATAAAGCTGAGCCCCTTATAGTAGAAGATCGTTTAAATATAGCAAAAACAAATAAAATAATATCTCAAAGATCTATAGCAATGGGAGCTACTACAGAAGGTCAGGCTCTTAGATATGGAAGATGGAAATTATGGACAGCAGCAAATCAAAAAGAAATAATTAATTTTAGTACTTCTTTAAATGCAACCTTTTTAGTACCTGGAGATATTATTAATGTACAAGATGCAGATAGATATGCACTGAGATACGGAGGAAGAGTTTCTAATACAGGAACAAGGTCTACAACCTCGGTGCCTTTAGATAATCCTGTAACTTTACAATCTGATGCATCTTATAGCTATACTTTGGCTATTATGTATGTAGAGCCAGGTGCTTTTGCAACTAGTGATGTAACTATTGCTTCTGTAACTTATAAAAAAGGTGATTTAATAAAACAAGCCTATCTTACAGGAAGCTCTAGTTTACAAGATATAGATACAGAAACTAAATCTTTAAACGCTAGAGCAACGCCAGGGGCTACAGATGCCTTAGTGCTTACATGGGGAGAAACTACACGTGTAGAAACTCGTACTGTTTTAGATAGTTTATCTGGTCTAGTATCTACTCTAACATTTCATTCAAACGATTCTTTTTCTACTACACCTCCTGCGGATTCGGTATGGGTTCTTACAGAAGTAGTTTCTGGGGCAACAGTTAAAGGGTCGGCAAAAGAATATAAGGTTTTGGCAATATCTCAAAACTCTAAAAATGAATTTAATATTACTGGTGTGGAATATTATGATGAGAAGTTTTCGGCAGTGGATGAAGACTTTACTACTTATGTAGCTGATACCGTTTATCCGGCTGTTACGGCTACAGATATTGTACCCGCTCCTTTGGATGTTTTTTCTACAAGTCTTATGAAAGAAGAGTCAGTTGGAGAAGAGTTACGTATCTCGTGGACTCCTCCAACAAATGTAGGAGAAGTAACTGGAGAGTATGAACATATATTTGGATATGAAATTACTCATGATTTTCCTGACTACCCCAACCCTGTTCGAATATCAGACTCTGAACAAAATACGTTTAGGGTTGATGGCATAGAAGATGGAACTTATAATGTTGCAGTACGTACAATAAATACATTAAATAATCTATCGGAAGCTACTCGTGCAGTGGTTACTGTAAGTGATCGATTTAAAGAAAATATTCCTCGCATGCCAGAGGGTGTTCCCTATGGCGGAACTACAAGTGTAGGATTTGGTATTAATTCCGACAGTTTTGTTTTTAAGAAATTTAGTTATAGTGCAAAAAGTCCCAGCAGCAAATCTACACGAATTACAAATACAAATAATACATCTACAGCGTGGCAACAAAGTTGTGCAAATTTACCTGCTATTACTTGGTCAGAAAGCGATAGAAATGCAGATGGTGAGTTTATACTAGAACATGCTTATATTTTACTGGATGCCAGTGATGCTACAGACAGACTAAAATTAATTAAATATCATAGACCTTCTTTTTCTCAACCTTTTTGGTACGATATGGGAACAGGAAATGCTACGAATAAATATGGATCAGCTCTAACAGGAACTCTTACCAAGCCTGCGAATTCTTCAAAAATTACAGGATCTGGAACAGCTTTTTTAACTCAAGTTAAAGAAGGAGATGTATTAAAATTAGGCTCTACTGAAGGATATAAAGTAGCGGCAGTTGTAAGTAATACTTTAATGTATGTTACAAACTCATTTAGTTCCTTTACAAATGTTCAAGGTTTTGTTCCGAACATACGTATTGACTATGCAAATGATGTAATTATTGCAAGAGTTTATAATACTTCTTCTGAGCTTGTTCTTGCTGAAACGTATGCAAAAGTAGACTCTACTTTGAAAGCTGTAACTGATATTGCGGATTCTGTAACTGCGGCTCAGATGGACGTATCAGATCTCGGTGATATTGCTACAGCTATGACAGGTGTTACACTTACTAACCCTACTATTACAGGTGGAAGTATATCAGGTTTTGCTCCTCTTGCAAGTCCAGACTTTACAGGGGTTCCAACTGCTCCAACACCAAGCGCGTCAACAAATAGTACTCAAATTGCTACTACAGAGTACGCTGATCGTGCAGTATCCAATTTAGTAGATGCAGCTCCTAGTAATCTTAATACTCTAAACGAGCTTGCAGCTGCCTTAGGAGATAACGTAAACTTCTCTACAAATGTAAACGCAGCTTTAGGATTTAGATTAGTAATAAATGCAAGTCAATCGTTAAGTGCCACTGAAAAAACTCATGGTCTTACAAATCTCGGTATTCAAAATATTAATAACACTTCAGATACAAATAAGCCTGTATCAACCGCGCAACAAACCGCACTCAATTTGAAAGCAAATCTAGCAAGTCCAACATTTAGCGGCACTGTAGCAGGTATTAGTAAGTCTATGGTAGGGTTAAGTAATGTTGCAAACGAGTCCAAAGCTACAATGTTTAGTAGTGCGGCTTTAACAGGAACACCAACAGCACCAACAGCAGGCTCAAGTACAAATACTACACAGATTGCAACAACTGCGTTTGTACAAGCTGCAGCGTCAAGTGCCGCAGGTGGAGCTTCGGGAACTACATATACAGTAAGTATACCTTCGAGCACTACAAAACTAAGACTATCAGGTAGTGATAGTACAACTGATGATATTGAATTTGTAGGAAGTGGAGCAACAACTGTTACTCGAACAAATGATGGTAAATTTACTATATCTTCTACAGATACCAACACGAATACAAATACACAAAATCAGTATGCAATATCATGTGTGGATGGAAATAACTCAGACGAAGAAAAGATAAGACTCTCTGGCTCAGGTCATAATGGCAATACAACAGATGACGTTGTACTCGAAGCAGGTACAGGTTTAAGTATTGCTCGAAGTGGGGATAAGATTACATTTACAAATAGTAATCCTACTGATAGTGGAAATAGTGGTGGTACTGTAACATCGATTGCGACTACTGCCCCAATCACAGGAGGCACAATTACAGGTAGTGGAAGTATAGGTATAAGTGCAGCAACTACAAGTGCAGCTGGAAGCATGAGTGCGGCTGATAAAACTAGACTTGATGCAATGGAAAATAATGCTACAGCAGATCAGACTGCTTCTGAAATACTTACTCTATTAAAAACAGTAGATAGTAATACATCAGGTCTTAATGCCGCTACTTTAGACAGTCAAGAAGGAACTTATTATTTAAATTATAATAATTTTTCTAACACTCCAACTACGATTACAACAGCTCAAGCAAACGCTATAACAGCTAATACTGCTAAAGTAGGTATTACGTCTACTCAGGCAAGTAACATTACTACAAATAATGCTAAGGTAGGTATTACGTCTACTCAAGCAAGTAACATTGCTACAAATAATGCTAAGGTAGGTATTACAACAGCTCAAGCAAACGCTATAACAGCTAATACTGCTAAAGTAGGGATTACAACAGCTCAAGCAAACGCTATAACAGCTAATACTGGTAAAGTAGGTCTTGCTACCAATAATGTTACAAATGCTTCAGTAAGCGGTTCCACACTGACTCTTAATAGGCAAGGTGCTGGAAATATTACATTTACTGATACAAACACACAAAGAGCAGCAGGAACTGATCTATCATTAGATGGAAATACTATTAATCATGATGATGTTTCTTCCGCTTTCGCAAGTCCTGCAGGAACTCTTGATGCTGCTGTAATTGGTACAAATAGTAATGGAGATCAAACTGTAAAGTTGCTATCAGCAATTAATCATATTCGTGGGCACATAACAGGAGCTAGTGTAGCTACTCTTACTTTTACCGGCCCTGTAGATATAGATGCTTCAGGAAATTTAGATATTACTGCAAATAGTATTACTGCAAATGAAATAACTGCTAATACTATTACTGCCGGAGAAATAACTGCGGGAACAATTACCGCTACAGAAATTAATACTGCTAGTCTTGTTGCTGATATAATAACTACTGCAAACTTAAACGCACAATTTGCAAATTTTGGAACGCTTGCCGCAGAAACAGCAACTATAACAGATTTAACAGCAACTAATATTAATGCAGATTTTTTAAATGCAGATAAAATATTAACAAGAGACATTCGAGTAGGTCCAAGTCAATCTGGTGCTGCACTAATAAGTGGGACAGGAGGGACAACTCTAACAGGCTCAGGTGCCCATTTAAACTCTGATGGAGATTTCTTTTTAGGTGTTCATGATG